CAGGTTCTGGCTCAGGCTCTTCCTCTCTGTTTAATACATCATCAACCGTGTCAAGGTCAGGATTAGTTTCAGGGTCAGGAAAATAAGTATAGCCTGCTTCTTCGGGATCATCTGGACCACCGATAACGTAAGGAGTATCTGTCGGGTCTCCCCAGTCTTGTAAACCGCCGGGATTAATAATTAAATTACCATCCTCATCGTATTCGACATTCCTATCTCTAGAAAAATCTATGGCAACTTGATCCCCCGAACGGATTACATAATAACCTTGCTGATATAAAGCGTTTGCAAGGTCTTCCGCGGTCTCAACACCAAACACCTCCATTAACATTGCTTCGGCAGTGGGAGTTAGAACTGATACACCTTCTTGGAATTCTGAAACTGTAGTGAGGGCATCATTAGCACGCACAAAATCCATGAATGATTCAATGTCTTGGTTTTCTATCGAATTTTGTAATGCTTCTTGATATTCTCTGCGGTAGTTTTCTTGCGCTATCTGTTCGGTGCGAGTCATTAACGCATTAGAAAGATCTATTTCACGTTGTGTAGGAGCAGACTCGGGGTCAAAACCTTCGCGCCTAAAAAGCCTTGAATTGGGGTCATAAACGTACACATTGCCGTTACTATCTATAACGCGTGTAGGGTTGTCTTCTTCATCGTAAATAATACGGTTTCCACTTTCAGTAGTAACTACATAACGAGGAGATACTTGAACGTCAGTACCCTGAACTACTAGACCGTCAGCGGTCTGAACCACATCATTTCTACTGTAAATATTTCCATCAGCATCGACGTAAATGGTATCTCTACCACTTTGATCTTGTTGTGCATACCACACATCGTAACTACCAGCTTCTTGTATCTCCCTAGCAATTTCTAATAACTCTTCATCGCTAGCACCTTCAGTTGCATCCCTAATTGCATTAAACACATCAGCGGACATACCAACAGGTATAGATTCTCCACCCAGTGCAATATCACGCAAAACAGCTAGTAGGCTTTCTTCAGATTGAGGTGTTCCGGTAAATGTTCCTTCTTCTTGAGCGGCGATAAGCTCTTGGTAAGAATCGTACCCAAAATTGGCTATCGCAACCGAGTTCATAGCGGCTTCAATAGCAGACTGTTGCGCCTCACTAAGGCCCCCAAAAGGATTTCCAGTTTGATTTGCACCCGACGCTATTCTGCCCCACTGACCAAAGTAGTCGGGGTTAGCTTTTAGAAATTCAGTCAAAGAACTACCAAACCCCGCGGTAGCCATCGCCATAGCAAGAGTTGTTGGATCTACTTCTCCTGTTACTAGTAACTGACTAAAAGTTGAAGTAACGGCGGCAGAAGCGATGCTAGCGCCGACAGCACCTAATGCCGGTTGAAATGCGGCGGCAAATTGCGGCCCTAAAAGAAAGGAACCGGCGACAGCCATTGCCAAACGACCCCAATCAACAGCACTAAGGTTGTCATCTACCTCGTAAACTTCTACTGGAAACCCACCATTAAACGCAAAGTAGTCTCCGTCTCCGTTTCTAATGAGGTCGTTTAACCCATAAATCTCATTTAGTTCTTGGTAGTTTTCATTTGAGATCATGCCGAGAAACTGTTGTTGTCTCGTTGCAATTTGATAGTCGTTATACGCTTGATCAAAATAGTATTGGTCTACCGGATCTAACCCGTCATGCGATGGGTACCCATTGTTTGCGGCAAATTCTTCGGCGGAGTCTGTTTGCCACCACATATAAGTGTCTGGATCTTCTTGTTGAAGATCGTACATCTGATCCATGTAATCGATAAAATTATCGACAGAACCAAATATTTGAGAATATTCTCTGCGACTGTTGTATAGGTCTGTAAGACCAGCGTGGCCTGTTACTGTCCGTATTGAAGTGGCGTTCCATACACTTCGTGTCTCACCACCGGCAAGATCTCGTTCGTCCCTTACATACGTATAAGTTCTTTCTTCGGGCGCTGGCTCAGGTGCAGGAGTCTGATTCTGCTCTTCGGGGAGGTTGCCGTCTTCGCCAATATTCTGTCTAGGCATTGCTGTTCCTTACACGTTACTTACGAACGTCACATCAATTGACGCGGCTGGAATACCGGGATGCGGCGACGAGGCTGTTTCTGTATGCAAGTTTACGCCAGTATCATCAGTCGCCCAGTAGATCTCTAGATAGTCATTGGCTTCTAGACTGCACATAAACTCCCAGTTTACCGCTTCGTAATCGTTACCTTTTATATGGAATTGGTGTCCTGAATAAGACACCGAACTACCGTTTTTCTCTTCGTAAATCGTTATTTGAGCATCACTCGCGTTGTTGTGCTCTAACTGCAACGTCACGTTAAACTGATACACGCCCGTGTTTGCTACATTAATACGGCTGTTGTTAGACAGCGTTACACCACTGTTCAAATTAGTAGTATTAAACGTAACCGCATAACCTGTGTTTACAACAGCGGCAGACTGATCTTGAGTGCTATAAAACGAACCGACAGGTTTGTATAGGAACTTACCGCCGTTATCTGTGCTAATCAGGGTGTCAAAGGCATTAACTAGGCGTGTAAAAAACAACCGCAGAACATTACTGTTCTGATCCATAAACGGGCGATCATATATCTCAGGTGCAAGAGGTAAGGCTGGGGGAGCTGGGCGCTCTAACTCGTTTGCCACTAACGCCTCCCGTCAGGCCGCAGATCAATCCTAGGTGAACCTAACTGCCACTTCACTCCTACATCTTCAGACTCGATCTTTATCGACATCTGCCGTCCCCGGACACGCGTGTTTACTTGTCCTGTAAACTTCTCAATAGGTAACGTAGCGGTACGTGTCACAGTGCCGGAGCTATTGCCCCCCTGTGAATTCGGCGTAGTGTACCCTGCACCCGAGTTAGCTAGCGGTAAAAGACTCATAGTGGCAGAAGGAGAATCAATCGTAGACCCGTCGAACGTCATATCCGGCATAACGCGCCAGACAAAAGCAAATCGATCACCGTCCTCGATATCAAACTGACCCGAAGTAATCGTTGCTGTAATAGCAGTAGTAGTGTCCGATTCTTTGTCGTCCACACCAACTTCATGGTCTACAAGGTTGTTACTGTACGTTGCCGCAATAGGGAAGTTTCTTGTACCAGAGTCTAACCACGCACTGCGTGCCATATTGCCGTAGTACCAAGTCTTTTCTAGGTAGTTGTAGATAACGTAGCGATCAACAGTCGTACTGTTTTCTGAGCAGTAGAACCACCAGACTTCGTGGAAGGCTTCATTAGTACCAGCAAAAACTTGGTCTATCTGGCTGTAGTTAAAGTCTTCAAAGACATACCGACGCACTGCACAAGGTAGTGTTTGTGTTCGTCCATCATAGGCATAAAACTTGTCTTTACCCATCCAGTAAGCCACACCGTTTGCATATCCCACGGCATTTTGAGATGAGATAGATATATTTTCTCCAACGACGTTAGCTGTCCATACAGCAGGTGCGCCAACATATTGTAACGAATATAAGGAAGAGTCAGTGAATACTAGAACCTCTTGACGTGCCTGAGATGCAGCCACAATCTCCGTGCCTCTTGATAGTCGCAAACTTCCAGCTTGATTTGTAGCTGAAGGAGTCCAGTTTGCCGCGTCTTCTTGATCAGACCATCTTAAAAGTGTGGGGTCTAACGTGCTACCACCTATCTCGTTTGTACCAAAACAAAATACGAATCTACTTATATCAGACACTAGTATTAAATTTTGCACTGTGGGGACATCGGATGCACCAGCACGACTAGAAAGAAGAACTCCTCGTGTTTCTACTCCGTTAGAGGCATCCCAATAGTATACGCCTCCACCTCTGTGTCCGAATACTAAGTCCTCACCAAAGTTTGATTGTGACCAAAAACGAACTTCTGTAGTAGAAGATACACCAAAACCCCAAGAACCTTGACCCCAAGTGCCAGCACCCCAGCCTGTAATAGGTGTGGCAAAAGCATTACCTACATTTATTTGATAAGCTGCAGACACTGAAGCACCGCCCCCAGTAGCACTGGATGAAGCCGCAGAGTCAGCCGTTATAGTGTATGTGTTT